TTGAATAGCCGAATACCCTGCATTGTACACAAGCTTGATGCTTTGTGGACTTTTGCTAAATACACCATTGTAATAAATGTATCTATCATCAACTACTCTGTAATCAGACGAATCAATCAAAGTATCTGAACCCCATACCCAATCAGAATCATCATGGATGCTTGCAATTGAGTTTATAGGGAATTGATTTGGGAAAATACTATTTCCACCATCACCATCATAATACTCTGTATAATCCAAAGCTCTGAAGACCCTTGAGCAATAACTCTCAAATGCTTGAGATACCCTACCAATCAAATCATGGAATAGATTATCTATTGTTGCATCAGCTTGATTGATATTCATGAAGTCCTTGACTTCTTTTCTTGTTGCAAGTGCATTTGCAGGTAATGTTGACATTATATTGCTCCTATTTCATCTAAATGTTTTACAAAATCTTCATCTTTTATCATTTTCATCAATTCATAGAAATCCAATCCTAATGAATCAGCCAAAGAAGGCATTATACATCTTTCTAATTTATCTTGTGGAGTTATCGGTGATGGATTATTCACCATCGGTTTTAGAATCAATCCCTTTCCACAATGTTGACAGAATTTCTCTGTTCTCTTTGACTTTGTAACTTTATTGCAATGTTTACATTTGAATCTATACATTTTGCTCCTATAAAAAAGGGGAAGGGATTTTACTCCCATCCCCTATTTTAATTCCTTATCCGCTAGAGATTAGGCATGGGTTTTTATGGCAACTAACCCACTTTCGATAGTAGGTGTACCATCCCATCTTGTGACCATTCTAAAACGTGTTCTGTATGTGTCGAACAGACCGTATGGGTCAACTTCCAACAGCATATTTCCACGTCTTTGACCGATAACATAGTATTTCTTCAAGTTACCGAACAGGATGAATGGAGTACTTGCACCCGGTGTTGCGGAACCAACTTTGTCAGAAACAACATAAGGATACTCATAAATTGTTCCCGGCACACCGTTACCCGGCATTGCAAAGATAGGATTACCTGCCGTATCTTCTTGCACTCTGATATAGTGCATACTTTGTGGATGCACATAAAATTTTGCACCACGCAGTTTGTTGTCTGTCAGTTTAGCGATAGCTTGTGAAAGCTCACTATTGGTAATCTGAATATGACGGTTAGGTGAAGTACCTGTAGCCGCACAAGTAACCGTATTGGTTGTTGCACCACTCAAAGCACCTGTAAAAGTCGAACCACCTGCCGCATTCATAGCTGAATCGTCAATTTCTTGACCAATAGCTTCTGCCAACTGAGAAGTCAAAAGACTTACAAAGTCATATTGATTGTCATTCAACAGTTCGTTAGAAACTGTAGAAACAGCACCAAGTCTCTTGGCACTTAGGACAATCTCACCGAATGTAGGATTAGTCGCACCAAGGCTTGCTTCTTCAGCAGTCCATGAAACGGACACATTTGTTCCTTCTTTCGGAATCCGTAAGGTATCTGTAGCCATAGGAATGACCATACACTCTCTTAGAGCAAAAGACTCTAATCTTGCATGTGCCATCACAACATTTCCGTACTCATCAGGCACTAGGTATCCACCCCTTGCCCCATCTCCTTCAATGTTGGTAGCTTTGCCTTGGATAACGTCAATCATCCATTTGGCAATGTCTTCCCTATCATGTGGGTCTACCGTATAGACATTTTTAATGTCAAGGTCTCGACCCATAATTTTCAGGTTGTACCCTTTATAGAAATTAACTTTCTTGTCTTCTTTCCCCGGTACAGCAACTTGCACTTTTTGAGCAGGAGCATTCTCAATCGCTTCAATCTTAGCCTTCAATTCAGCACTTTCGTCCTTCATCTTGGCGATTTCTTCTTTGGTTTGCTCCATAATGTCATTGGCTTTTTCCATCTCTCCACCAATAACGTCTTTCAGCATTTCTCTTAGCTTATCTTGATATTTTGTTTCATCAGGCATTATAAAATTCCCCCGATAATCCTTTTTTGATTTGCTCAAAAGTGTATAGATTACATCATTCTATAGTATGGAATCATGTTCCCTATGAATTGCAGTCCTTGGACTTTATTGCAGGGAGTTTATTCTCCCTTTAGTAAACTTTGATAAAGACCTTTGAAGAATGTATCTTCTTCAGTCTGTTGTTTTTTATCTAAACATGATGGACATAGCGTAAGTTCGCAACCACATCCACTACATTTATTTATAATTTCTTTATCTTTTTGAACACTTGGTTCACCATCATCTGATAATTTAGTTGATTTTTCATCATTATTTTCGATTTTTTCATCTAAATCATCCTTTTCAGGTTCATCAAAGTAATCTTTTAGGTAGTTTTCAAGGTCTTTTAGTTCCAATTCGTCTATAACTTCATCCTTTATTGCCTTTTCCATGCTCTTGTTTGTCAAAAGAGCACTTGGGTTTGCAGGAACAGAAACTAATGAGATTTCCAACAGTTCTTGCTCTTGAAAGGTAACTCTTGGTTCACCCTTGCGTTCACCATACTTTATTTTGTCAAAATTAGGCATAAATCCAACAGAAGTTGCATTCATGTACCCATTTTTATACAATTTGTATAATGTATCTCCCTGTGGTGATATATCAGCTTCAGGAAACTCAATATCAAACATTAGTTTCTTATCTTCAACCCATACCTTCTTGGTTTTGGCAACAGGAAGTTCAGCCGCTTTATGGTTCACCAAGACAACAGGATTCTTCTTGTAGTTGGTCAGAATCCATCCATCAGCTTTGATTTTCTCATTGTCTCTGTCCACTTTCTCATTGGAACCGATAAATCTTAGAACTCTCTTATCAACCTTCTCTGCCTTGGTTGAATTATATTTGATAACTTTTTGTTTATCCATGTTATACTCCTTATCGTTTTCTTGTTCCCAAATAGAGAAACAAATAGCTGTAGCTTGGTCGGGATTGTCTGCCGTACCTTCATCTATAACTATAGGTATACATCTATTTATGAAATCGTCTTGTGATTCTCCATCATGTGGTTTTGGCATACTTCTTCTTCCTTATATTGTATAACTTACTACAATATTGATACCGTTTGCATGTATCATTGAATTTCTTATCTTTTTTGTGTACCAAACACAAAATTCCATTCCAAAAAATACATTTCCAACAAAATTTAGGGATATGTGGCTTATCATTCATCTAAATTCTCAATTCTATGTTGCTCCTTCATTTTCGTAATATCTACCTTGATAGATGAAGTGAACCCTGTCAAAGTTATAATACCAACAATAACAATTCCCATAATCCAATAGAACGTCTTAGAACTGATAAATGTTTTGTAATTGTATTCCTTCTCATGGTCGAACTTTTCATGTATCAATACCTTGACTTCATCTACAGATTTCTTTGTTTCATCTATAGATTTCTTTGTATCCTTGAATTCTTGTATTAGATATTCTTGGAAATTATTATCAATTTTCATTGGTATCCTTATTCAACTACAGGTGCTAGAGCACATCTGCAATTGACCACTTCTTTAGCAGGTGCATCTAAGTCACCGGGGTATTTGAGTCCATTACTAAATGTGTCATTGATACCAACAATTTCTCCATTCACCCTAATATGGGATTCTCTTGTTGCATCATCAATAGTTGTAATCCATTGCTTCTTGGTTATGCCTTCACTCTTATATACATCTTCCGTTTGAGCAGTCATGAGTGAAGCTGTTTCAGTCCTTGCAATGACCTTTGCTCTATTGGTAGATACATTGAACACTTCCTTGATACCATCAGCAATAGTGGGAATATTCTGTCCTTCCTTTATATTCTCATAGACCGTACTTCTTATTTGTTCGAATAATGTATCTGATGCTCCCTTGATAAAATTCAGCCTTGCATTGAGAATAGTCTCATTTACGATAAAAGGTCTCTTTATTCCAAGGTTATCAAGTGCCATTTCACCTGCTTGCTGTAGAGACTCCCTTGCAATAGGTTCGATTTTGGTCTGTATTTCGTTATTCTCAAATACAGAACGTATAAAAGCCAAAAGCTCTGCTTCCTGCTCCGCAGTCAAAGCTTTCTCCTGTGAGTTTATATATGACAAGATTTCCTTTCTCATATCAAAGAAAACTCTCTTGAGCTTGGACTCCATCTTCTTTTCCATTGCTCCTTGAATCCTTAGATACCTTCTCTGAAATTTATTCTTATCAATTTTCCCTTTTTCTGTGGGAACTGATTTTTGCGGAACTCCACCTTCATCCATATCAACAGGAACAAGGTTCTGAGGTAAGTACCTAACATCACCATCTTGGTCATCATCAGGCATACCCAACTCAAGTCTTTGATTAATTTCATTTCTTGTATACCCCAATGTGAATAAATCCTTTGCTGTTATAACGGATTCATTATAATCTGTTTTTAGTTCTTCAATACCGCTTGTATCGAACTTACACCAATATCCTTCACCCAATAATCTCATGAAGAATTTGGAATTTAGCTTCAATTCCATTCTAAGCAACTGTGGAATAAGTGTATTTGTCCAAAACAACCTTGTAGCTTCTTTAGCTGTTGCTCTTGTGACCGTACCCGAATCATAGTGACCTGCCACAAAAGGACTAACACCGAATACAGAATAGATTGCATCCCTGCTAAACTTCCTGCCTTCTATCCATTCCATATCCTTCTGACTCAATGACATTTGCCTGTAAGTCATTCCACCAAGCAAGAAAGCAGTCTTATGAGCATTACCTGAACCCTGATGGTTCTCATTCCACATCTTTTTCAGCTTTCTAAGCTCTTTTATGTCTATCTGCTTGTCTTTATCGACTTCAATAACCCCATTAGGAGTTGCATCATTTTCAAAGAATGCTTTATTGAATTTGGTTGCTTGATAATCTGCTTCCATCTCATTTCTAACAGCTTCTATGGGTGATTGACCCCTGATAGTCGAATATGAAGGATTGAAGAACTTGAAATGAATCAATTCATCGGGTTCTATTGGTAATCCACCATATTCCCATCCTGCAAGCTGTCCATCTGCAAAAGCATGTTTGACCAACTTGGGATTTAGTGACCATAGTTCAGCAGGTAAGTTTCTTGTGCCTATCAATTGACCTACTGATGCATTTAGATATATAAAAGCTTCACCATAAAGATTCAGGTAAGATGCAATGCTCTCCCAAAACTCAAATGATGATTGAAATGGATTTGGATTTTCGAATAATTGAACAACAGGGTTAGATATATCCAATTTCTCCAATTTCTCTTTTCCCCTGTATATTGTGAAAGGTGCTTGCGGAACATTTGTGGCTATTACCGATACTGCTCTATAAACCCATGCTGATTGCTGATAAGGATTTGAGACTGTTGTTCCAAGTTCTAATAGGTTAGCTTCCTTGACCTTTAGCCAAGAGTCTTCCCATGATTTTTCTCTGCCTATTGTATCTCCTAATGGTTCATCTGTTATGCTTTGTTTATCAGCATCAGATTTGAACTCAAAGAAGCTACTAAGCTCTTTTTTGTCCATAGAAATAGTTCTCCATTTTATGATTTGTGCTATCTAATACTTATTTATAAAAAATCAAAAAAAATGGGCAAGATAGGGATAGTCTTGCCCAAGTGGAGAAATAGAGATGAATAAAAATAAAAGGTGATTTCAAAAAAGCACTTCCTTTTTTTGAATTTCCCTATTATCTATTTATCTCCTAAACAGTAACAAGACTTCAAGCAATACAAAAAAATATTATCTCTTGAATTTCCCTATCCTTATTTATACCCAAACTATTGCTAATTTGCTTTCAGCATGACCATACTTTGTCCATACCGGGTAACGAAGTGCGTCCATTAGGTGGTCATCGACCATGACCGGCTCATCCATAGGTTCACCTGCTCTGTCTGTTTTCCATTGGTATCCACTTAATTCTCTGACAAGATTTTCTGACCCCCTGACAATTTTCAGCTTATGACGTGAAATATAATCAATACCATCAAACACGCTATTCTTATTCTTTCTTGCCCCAACACATTTTATTCCTTCATTCTGCATTTCCTTGATTCTATTTGGTTCTGCCGAATCAGCAACAATGATTGCAGACCTTGGAATGTTATTTTTTATCCATTTTATCAATTGAGCATTTGTGTAACCTGATTTATACAACATCTCCTGTACAAATATCTCATCTTTCTTCTTTTTCACCTTGACCAAGGCAGTAGGAGCATTGAACCCATAATCAAGACCGTATAGGTGAAGTCCACCGGGAAACTTATCAATGTACTCCCAATTTTCATAGATGAGACCACTAAGCACTCCCCAATGGCCTAGTGCATATACCTGATAATGATATTGACTCTTATTCTCATATCCATTCAACAAGGCAATATAATCTTCATCAAGAAATCTATTGTCTCTGTATGTTGAATGATGATAGGTTGCATTGGGTTTTTCTGTTTCAAAGAACTCTTTATATACCCAATTGCTCTTGGAGATGGGATTGAAGCTCATCATGATTTGAAAATAATCATCAAACCGACCCCTAAGACGTAAATCAAGTTGTGTAAAATCGTCTTTGGTGAACTCTGTTGTTTCTTCCATCCAAGCTGAAGTCAGACCAAAGATAGATTTGAGTTTTTCGGGTTCGTCAAGACCTGTACAGATAATTTCTGAACCATTCTTGAAATAGAATGTCATTTCAGTTCTGTTTAT